AATTGTCCTAGAATACAAAAGTTAATGCTAATATAAATACTAAGCAAATAAAATACAGAGTTACTAGGAATATTACCTAAATATGCCCCTTGAAGGCCTTAAATCCTATAAACCCTTTAGCCCTAAAACCTAATATCCTATTTACCTAATCCCCAACCAATACTTATTATATAATACATAATATAATAACTTGGTGAAGGTAATCAAGGTAAATTGTGATGGCCATTAATCGACGATGTACTAAAGCTATACTACCTACATACATAGAAGCTACATAATATACCTGTATTATATAATCCCCTACCTTCGAATTACCTTGAATGCAATCTATAATATAATACATATAAAGGGTACTCAAGGCAATCGGATTTAGAGGCCATTAGGGGACGAAAAATTATCATCACATAGGCCTTTTTGAGTTTGCCTTTAAAGTGTGTAGTAGAGCTATATGGTATAGTGGCTATATAGTGAGTTGAGTGAGTTGAGTGGCTTTGTATAGTGGTAAGGGTTATCACTTGCCTTGTTTGCCTAAATCCCCAAAACCCCCGGTAAGGTACCTTGATATATGTATTAGGTATTATTATATTAATAGATGGTATATTAGTTATAGAGGGGATAGGTATTATATTATGTACCTTAGTTAGGTATTATGTAACATAGTTAGCGTTAGTATGATTTTGTTTTATTTTTGTGTTGGGTGGTGTGGGAGGTACCCGGTATTTATTCGATTAGGTATACCTGTATGAAGGCATATACTAAAAGGATTATGATCTGTAGATGAATTTCTTTGTTAGGTAGGCTTCTTCATTTAGGATTAGAAGCCAGATCGTTACGATGAGTAGGATTAGTGATTTCATAATTTTTAGTATTATTATATGTACCTTAGTATAATCCTATATGTGTAGGATACTAGGATTAGTGATAAGGTGTATAGGGTTAGGATTAGGGTTTGTGAGATAATATACCTTATTTTGTTTGTTGGGTGGGAGTGCTTGTAGGCTTGGTATATTTTCTCATTGCGTATGAGGGTTAGGATAGTTCCTACGGATAGGATTATTCGGATTATGTGATAGAGGATGTTCATTTCTTTTTGTTTCTTAGTTTCTGTTGGGTACGGAGTAACTTGTTATATTGGGCTTGGGGATCACTTAGGTATAGAGTGTAATCATTTTTGTTACTGCCTGGATTAGGGAAGTGTTCTGTCCAGGTATCTTGGTGGGGTATGTATATTAGGTCTTTCTTTTTCATGGTAGTGATATTATATCGATTATGGTTATATCGCTTAGTGGGATTTGTAACATTTCTCTTATCTGTAATCTGATGTGTTGGGAGTGGAGGTGGTTGTTGTTTATCTCTTGGTTGGGGTACCTTAGGTATGGGTTAAGTTCTTCGGTAATCATAATGTTATTTGTTTATGGGTTTAGCAATTACTGATATGAACCCTTGTGGATATAGGGTATACATAATTTGATAGTTCCCTGTGGGCAAGAAGACTTGCATTATGTTTGCAAGTAATGGGTAGATTTTCCATTGGTTTTCCTCTAGAAAGTTATTCCAGTCATCGAATTCTTCTGGATAATTACCTGATAGTTGGATATGATACTGTTCCTGGTCAGCAATAAATAGGTTAGTTACTACCTGGATTTCATCTGATTCCTTTTTATATTGGGTAATTGGGTACCAGATGCCTTCGGTTTTCCATTTATTGAGTTGGAACAGAGACATGCCCTGTTCCAGTACGTTGAGTAATTTATATAAGTTTACCATAGTGATTATTTATTTAGTTGGTTAAATAATTCTGATACTGCAAGTTGTTGGAAGATTTCTGTTTCCCTGTGGTCTGATTCCCATTTTTCGATATCATTGTAGATATGGGTATATTGGGATATCATGTCCTCATCTTGTTCATCGTCTTGGATAAATTCCCGGAGATGTTTTTTGAGTCCGGTTATGATATAATCCTGATGTTCTGGGGTTAATTGAAGGATTCCGAATAAGATAGCCTCTACCTGTGAGGGTGAATAATCATAATATTGGTCGTCGGCACCCTTTGTTAAGTCCATGTGAGAAATAATGTTTTCCCGGAGATTTTCGAAGAGAACTTCCTCTGAAGCATATGTGATGATATATCCTGAAGCATATGTGATGATATATCCTGAGATATAAGCAGCAAAAGGTTCACCCTCTAAGTCGATTGAGTAAACCTGGATATTGGTAGCTTCCTTGTTAATATAAAGACCATCGCTGTAATCATAAGTATAAATGGGATGAGAAGCAAGCAGTTCCCGGATGGCCTCTAAATTTTTTAATTCTTTCATAACGTGTCTATATTAAAATTATTTGAGAAATATTTCTCACTGCAAATATACAAAATTATTTCTAAACTTGTTTCTATAATTACTTTTATTTTTATAAATATAGAGGTTCTGGGAGGTGTTTTGAGTGCCTCCCAGAAGATTTTGTTAATATAATTCATCGGCCAATAATGGTTCCTTGGGCTTATTTAATTTCTCCTTAGAACGTCTGGTAGCCCAATTCTCGTATGGTTTGTAACTGAAGGTACGAGTTGTTTCATCGTATGCAGCATATACCATTTGTTTACGGGATATTCTCCTCCCGTAAGTTTTCTTAAGATTAGCAAACCAATCTAGATACTCCTGTAAAGAGTTAAAGATTTCTTTGTGTCCATCTAAATCATTTTTAGGACGGGTCTTCCATGTTGCTTCTATATAGCATTGGTGTAGGGTAATTGAAATAAAGTATCTGCACCAGCTACCACCAAAGACAGGGCCAGTGGAGAATTCTATCTCCCGAGCAACTAATGGACTAACGTTATACTTTGTCATGCGATTGAGAAATTAAGTTGGAAAATCCAGTTGTTTCTATCGAGTTGATTGAATGATATGAACCTCCCATCGTTATCGGTAAATTCATTCATGAATTGAACTGCAGCAGATGCTAATTGCCCCTTATAGGGATTAGTATCGGCAGTTATGATTGATTCGAAAATGAAAGAATAATAGGTAGTATCATAGATTTGTACCTGATTAATATCCAAGCAATTGAGTTTGTAATCATCCTCTAGTTTGATTAAGAGTCCCATTAGGAAATTAAGAAGACTACCCTGTTCATCAGAGTCAAGTTCAAATGTAGATTTCTTTTCTAAGAAATTGCGAACTACCTTATTTAGTTCGTCTGCCTGATTGTAAGTTACTGAGTTCGTTTTCATATTTTTGTCTATTTTAAAATTGATATGCAAATATAAGCATTTTTATTTTTATAGAAAAATATATCTATTTTATTTTTAGGGAGGCTGAGGATGTGTATACGCTAAGAAAGGCAGTGGATTAGACTGCCTTTCAATTATTAAGGTAATTGGGGAGTTAGCAAGTATAAAGCCTCTTTTATAATTGAACTCTCCATAGGTTCTAAAGAGGGTTCCTTGTTCATTAGTCCACCTTTCTTCTTTTCGTTTTCAAATACTTCATGTATGGCTTGCTTTAGTTTAGTAGCTAATATCTCCGATAACTCCTGAGATTTAAGAGAGATAAGTAACCCATTTCGTATTTCCCTAACATCTTGGTCACTTTTAGTGATAGGTTTTGCTTCTACTGATTCTTGTATACCCGAGTGATATTCATTAAGCAGTTCATACCCCAAATGTTGTAAGTCATTAAAGAAGATACTAAATTCATCATAGGTAAGTCTAGTATCAAAACCTACTCCATGATATAGTTGTACTAAAGGGACAAGGATTCTCCTCAGTGTATTGAAATCCTTTAGATGGTCTAATTTTATTCCTGATTCGAGAGGTATTTTATATACCTTTTCACCCTTCAATACTACTATCAGAACCATTAGTCTTGGTAATCTTTTCTCGTTCATAAGCAAGTTTTTGTATTATGAGTTGTACATAGGTATTTCTCTCTTTATAGATAAACATTACCGATAGAAGTATCTCATGTTTCGGTAATATCATCTGTATGAAATTGCCTGGAGCAATTACAGTAGCTACTACTGGAGAATCCTCCTGAGAGAAATTCTCTAATATCATTTCTGCCCTCTTAATGGGTTCTGGTTTTGTTGGGTCCAAAGTTAGGACTGGAGCAGTTATACATTCCTTGATGCCCTGTGTTAAGGCATTATATAACCATTCATCTTTTATATCCTCTACTTGGAGGTTTTTCATTGTAATCATATCCTAAACCTATTTAGAGTCCATACACCCAGGATATTAGAGAATACCCATAATTCCCAGTTTTTGTAAAAGTTATAGGGTTTACTGAATTGAGATGTTTGAAATATTATCTGATTTGGTGTTCTAGATAACATTTCTGCATGGCAAGTTAATACTCCAGAAGATAATTGAGCTTTAAAAGCTTTAATAATATCTTCATCACTTTTAGTCTCTAATGAGGTAAGCAATTTAATAAATTCTACCTCTACACCTTGAGACATGTTTACATTTCTGAAGGCAAACTTTTCTTTATTTTCCATATTCGTCATTTTTAGATAAGAACTCTTGAGCTAGTTCATCTTGAGTTCTTTCGATTATGTTCTTTACTATTGTTTTATTTTCTACTCTAGCCCATATATATAGCATGCCCAATTGAGCATCCATATAGCAATCTATAAGAGATGGGTCCTTTCTAAATACATCCCATTGTTTTACGAAATTTGTTCGAACCAAATTCCTATAACCCTGGTCTGATATATCTTCTTGGTCTATATAAGCAGATACCCTTTTCTTGACTTCTAAAAGGATTTTCTCTAAGCTTTCGGGTAATCTGAAATTTTCTGGTAAGTTATGATATACCAAAGCATTAGGTATCAATTCCTCAAAGATAAACTGATTATCGAATAGTTTCTTTGGGTATCTACCTGAAAATATCAAGGGTATCTTATACCTTAGCAATGATGGTACTACGTCGTATATAGCATAATGTTTCCGATATTCCTGATAGACATCGAAATATAGATTCTCATCGAATATACCAGATTTCCTCATTATTGCCTGTAAAGTATTATAAGCAGCATTGATATGAGTATTACTCAATTTGAATACTAAGTTGCCATTTTTAATAGCAATGAGTTCACTACAGCATCTCTTTCGTCTAAATAAGTTCATGTGATTAAAATGTAAAGTCAATGTATATTTTCCTTTTTCCCTTGAGAAATTTTTCGTGATTTGAGTCATCATACTTATGGCAAGCATAAGTCTTAGATGATTTATCATAATGGTCTCTTACCCATACTGGAGCAGTATCAGTTGGTTTTAATTTAAAGTATGTACCCTGATTAACCTTGTTAACCTGAGTCTCTTTGTAAGATGTCTTTGGTAGTTCCATATTTTTGTCTATTTTAAAATTGATATGCAAATATAATTCTTTCTTTTTAAATATGCAATATCCGGATATAACTATGGGAGCTTACTATTTCGGAGGAATTGAGATGCAAATGAGCCGTCCTCTTTCTCTTCTTCCTCAAAGTCTTCATATTGGTATAACTCTGGGTCTTCTTCGTCTGGGTCTATACGCATTTCGATTTCTCTACGTAGTTCATGGTGTTCTTTAGAGAATGAAGACATAGCTCCCTTATAATCATCGGTAATTTGCATTAACTCTGCTTTATTAAGGTTAAGACCCTCTTTACTTGTATCTACTCCTTCTTGTTTAGTAGCAACTACTTCAGGTAGAGACTTAATGTCATACCTATCCTCCAATAGTTTAGCCTCTTCTGGTTTATCTAATACCCTTTGTGATTCCAATACGATTTGACGTGCCTCTTCAACGGTGATTGCATTTTGCTGTGTTACGTTGTTCTGTTGATTAAATTGAGCAAAGATATTTGTAGTACTTCCTCCAGTAAGATTACGTACTATTGATTGCAGAGATGTAGAGGATTCAAGCTTTAATTTAAGGGCCTTTCCCAGCTCGGCAGATATAAACGGTACGTATTTCCCTCCCTGAGATTCTCTTAGGATATTAACCTGATGGGCTATTTCCATACGGTCTTCTAATGCCCATGCTAGTTGTTCTCCCATTAACGCTTGAAGTAAATCTTCTGCTTTTTCTTTATCCCATATTCTAGAGCTTAATAGCCTATCTCTCATAAATACCCGTATGTAATTGATATCTATACCCATACGGTATGAGAATGTATTGATATCATAAGTGATACCACATAATACTCCATTACCCATCAGCCATTGATTAATAATGTAGTTGTGTATCTTTATCAGAAGTTCATCATTTGGGTTCTTCTGATATTCTAATGCCATTGCAGTAGTCCCCATAGGTCTTGGGAATCTTACCATTTTATTTTCCTTTTCTGACATACAAATGAGATTTTCTGATATCGGAACTTTCATCATAACCCATATACTCTAAATCGAACCTTACATACAGATTCAAAGATAGGTTATAGAAATATCCCTTATATTTTTTCTTACTTACTGATAAATTAAAAGGTTCACCAGAGATTAGGTCCCTGGTGAATACTAAATTACCTTTCCCAGTGATGGGAATATTAAGGCAAAGTTTATAATCTCCTACCTTAAATTTATTCCCATGCAGGTCTGTGATTTCCCTTGCCATAGTTTGCCTTTTTATGGTTCGTAGGTTTTTTGTATTGTTTACTACGGTTATTGGTTATCCCCTTTTGCTCTTCGATTAATTTCTGAACCTTTGGGAATAACCTTTGCCTTAGGGGAACTACCTGAGTAGCGAAAAAGGCATTCCATAATTTCTGGGTTAATGGTTCTCCTATTTTAAGTTCTGAGATTGCCCAGAATTTAGTTTCGAAATTCTTAACTATTTCCCTAAATCGGTAGTAGTATATATTGCCAGTCTTTTTATCTATCCCAATTGTAGTGGTTTGGCAATAATCTAGAAATTCTTTACCTAATTCGGATATAAACTCTTCCCTTTTAAAGTCATAATTCTCTTGGTCGAGCTTAAATAATTTTACGTAATCGATTGCTTCCATATAGATTTAGTTTGTGATTATTAAACGAGGTATACTTTCATCTGTAATTTGAAATAAGTACCCTCTTACATCATCCTCATAATAAGAGGACCAATATGTTCTTCTAACTCTGAAATTATCAAGGATTGCCCCTTTGGGTACTCCAGTAATAAATAAGCAATGCTTAGGCATCATTGGAGTAATCTCAAATTTCCCATCCTTGAAATTACCATAGGTACCGTAGTCGGGCATATTACCCGTAAATCCAGTATTCTGTAATATGTCTTGAACCAGAGTAGTTTGGGGTATTTCCTTTTGGTTACATTCTATGGTTAACTTCGATTTGCCTATATATAGGTCTTTAACTATTTCTCTAAACATTTGTATACGATTATATGGGTAATACCATTTTTCTTGAAGTAAAGGTTATTCTGTGAACGTTCCTCTAACTTCTTTAATTCTCTTCGAGATTCAGTACAAATTCTATCAGATTTCCTTAATATATCTGATACATTATCCCAGATGGGTGCCATTGGTTCTACTGGCCCTGCATAGATAACCTTATGTTTAGTTTCTATTTGGGGATATTTAGATTTATACTGATATTTGCCTTTGCAGTAAAGTACGTTATACTTTTCTGGTTCGTTTCTTTTTTCGTTTTCCATTTTTGTTAGGATTAATGTAATCGGATATTTCATCAAGTTGCCCTAAAAGCAATGCCTGAATGAAAAGGTTTATAGGCCTGAAAAAGAAATTCCTTACGTTATCAGTATTTATATACCAATCGTAAACGATAAAGAACTTCTTAATCTTGGAGTGCTTAAGTGAATGTTGGATTAGATAGGACTTACAACATCGTTTATGTAATTCTACCAATTCTTTGTCCTGCTTAAGCATCTCTTTATCAGAGAAGATATTGTAATCCATTTGGTATGAATTGAGATGCCCAGGTAATTATCCCGGGCACCTGGTTAATAAAGGTTTATGCAACTTGTTCTGGTTTGAGGACTTTCTTTCTAAAGTCCTTGTATGCTTTAGCAGCAGCCTTGAATTCCTTGGAGTTCTGGTCCTTGATACGAGCCATTGCAAGTTCCAATCGATGGAGTTCGTTTCGAGTTTGTTGTCTCCATTTCTTCCGATCAAGAGTATCAACTACATCGGCAGGATATACGTATTTAACTTCCCGATTAGAAATTACCTGTTCGATGATGGATGGTTTTTGTTGTTCCTTAACTTCCTTGACAACCTGTTTCTTTTTGGAAGTTTGGGTTTTGGGAGAGAGTTCTACCAATTTGGCATTGGCAAAATTAGTGGCAGCTTCTTGAGCATCTTGTACCAATTCCTTTTTAGTCTTTTTGGCCTTAGGAGCAGAAGCCTTAGTAGTCTTAGAATTTTTAATTCCTTCAAGTTGTTCGGCAACCTTAGTTGCAACCAGGTTAGTAACCTTTGTTTCATTCTTTTTCATAATGTCTATATTTAAAATGTTAGTAAAATGATTAATTTCTTTTTCTGATACAAATATAAGAACTTTATTTTAAATAGAAAAATTTTATTTGAATTATTTTCTATTTGCTCGGGTTAATCGGCTAGGAAGTCGAAGATTTCTGGAGGATAGTTAATTTCATCCTCTGGGTCATTTATGTAATCTTCGTAATCCTCGTTATATTTATCGTAAATGTTATCTTGTGATGTATTTGGTACCCTTGTACATCTTTCAGGATATTTCTTTACGAAGTCATAGGCTTCTTGAGTAGTCATTACCTTGTCTGAGGTAAATTCGTAGGTTACATAAGAATAAGTTTCACCCAATCTAGAAACTTCATATTGCTGGTATCCAGATTTCTCAATCTTATAGATTTGATTTTCTGGAATCGTTTCTATTTCTACCCTATATTTATACCATTGCTTCTTCTCTTCTTTTGGTTTCTTCTCTTCTTTTGGTTTAATGCCCATGCTATCTTGAAGAGAGATTAACTTGGTTATTGGACTTTCAAAACGAGAAGGAGCAGTGCTCACTTCTACTGGATGAGTTTTATTCTCACCAATAAAGTAAATCACTGCCCCCAAGGTTACCAGGCCCAATATGAATTTAGTTTCTGAGTTCATAACCTGTAGTTTCGAATTTATTTTTAATGTTCTTTGCAAGGTATTTACCTTTTGATTCTGCTTGATGTAAACCGTTGCAGATTTCATAAGGTACATCATCATAGCGATAAACTCGATTACCTTTAAAAGCAACCCAAAGTTGTTTTTTCTTTGAGTTATAACCAAAGCCCTCAATGTTAGAGGATTCGCAAGGAATCATTTCGACTCCAGTGTTCATTTCTACTGATTCTAAGTATTCGTTCTTTTCCATGTCTATATTAAAATTTTAAAAGTGTTAGTTCTGGGTGGAATTTGAGATTTGCCCTCTGGAAGATTGCCCAGGTACCAAGTACTCCCTGAGAATTAGTATGTACCCATTCATCTTCCATTCTGAATAATATGTGAGAGCATACCAGCATTTGGTATTCGCTTAACATATTTATCAGTTTAGGAGTATTCTCAATTTCTACGTATAATTCAATGTGCTCATCTAGTGCTCGAATTATTTCGTCATCCTCAATCTGAAGGAGTTTTTTGATTAAGTCTTGGGCAATATCATTTCCATTTTTAACGTCCTCTTTGATTGAGTTGAGTGATTCAATCTGAATACCAGCAATGAGCTTTACGATGTCTTTTGTTTCCTTGTCCATAATTAAATTTTCTTTATGCAAATATACTAAAATTATTTTATATAAAATACTCTTTTAATAAATACGGAGGTAAGTGTTAGCGGTTCTTGATTTCCTCTATCTTTTCCTTGATTGAGTCGGGGAAGATAGCATCATCTACCCATCGCATAAAGAATTTAGAAGGCTTCTTTTCTGGGTTGAGAAGTAATTGTCTTTGCTCTGTAGAGAACTTAATACGTTCATCTTCCCTCATATACTTGGGAAGTTTAGTGAATTCTGCCTGAGAGAAAGAGATTACGTTTTTACCAACTTGGGCCCTTAATGGTTTCTTCCTTTCTTTATAAAGGTACGGAACAATTTTCTTCGATGGTCCACCAAGGATACTAAAGCCGAAGATGACCATTGGGTCAAACTTATCTGCCTTGGGGTCTTTGGCTCGTTTGATACATCTTGCCATCCAGGAGTACGAATTTGGATATTGTTTGTTGTCAGTGGCTTCTCCCACATCCTTACTGTTGAATTCGAATCCGGGAAAATGAAAAAGGAAGTCTTCCGTAAGAATAAAGACAAAGCCTAATTCCCTTAAATACTTGATAATCTCTTGTTGGCTCTTACCTTCTTCAACCATTTTCTCTACATCTGCAAGAATATCTTCCCGAGGTGATTCAGTAAGTTGTTTACTACCAGTAGAAGGTCTTCCTCTTCCCACATTAGGTGCCTTAGCAGGCAATGTACCAGATAACCTATCTAAGTATTCTTTGAAGTTATCAATATCTTGTTTATTAGTAAGAGTTACTTCTACTCTTATGGGACCGTTATGCTGTACCTTTGGACCTGAATTCATCTCGGTATAGGCATCTACCAACCTATCGGATAATGGGGTACCATTCTCTGATAGTGTAGTGATTCTAAGTTTTGGTTTATATACTTCTTGTTCCATTTTCGACTTAATTAGAAAATAAAAGGCCTGAACAATTTTTATATTGCCAGGCCTTCTACCATTATTAACGAATACTCAAAAATATGATAAGTAAAAGTAAAAAGTGCTCTTATTAATCTTCTTCTTTAGCGGCCTTCTTTTTCTTCTTGTCTTTGGCCTTCTTATCTTTCTTATCGGAAGCCGGTTTTTCTTTTACCTTTTCTTCCTTCTTTTTCTTAGTTTCCTTTTCCTCCTTGGAAGCCTTACCGGCAGCAAGTTTTCTTTGTTCCATACGATATTTTTTCTTTTCATCGGAAGTCATTTCTCTGCCATCGATGAGAGGATAATCGTATTTGGTAGCTGTTCTACCGCCATTTCCTTTCTTTTCTTTTTTCTCTTTGGCAGCCTTCTTCTCAGCTTTTTCCTTCTTCTCTTTTTCCTGTAGTTTTACCAATTTCTTGTTGTTCTCTTGGTCAGCTTCAGGATAGGCAGCAGCAACTTTGTCTCTTTCCTTATTGAGCTTGTTTACAAGTTCGGTAACCTTTTTACCATGTTTCTTGTCTTTGGTCCAATCCTTAGTAGGGTCCAACTTGTTCTCTTTAAGGTAAGCATCCAAAGCTTTCTTAGCCTTTGTGAGTTCCGGAGTCTTGGATTCCGATTTACTCTTCTTTTCTGTTTTCTTAGCCATTTTCATTTATATTAGGTGAATAATTGAATTTCCTATTTACATAATACCATAGTTATACCTTCCTAATTTGGGTTGGGATTTCTTTAATTTCTAGGATTTCTAAACTGCATTGTTTTAAAACTGCCTCGAGTTGAAGTATATCTTCTACCTCTTTCTGAGATAAGTCCGTAAAAGTTTGTTCAAAAGTTTCTTTCTGTTCCCCCCTTATAAAATTAAATTGGGCAACAATATAAGTCCCATGAAGTTTTTTATTCAGGGCTCCTTTAAGAGATATGAGTTTTCTTTTCAGATAATTACTCTTCAACCTATGGGATTGGTATTCGCCTTTCTTACCCTTACTAAGAGCTACCTTTTTAAGGTACGAAACATAATCTAATTCTCTGAGAGTTTGATTAATGTTTCCCACTAATAATCTTAAGTCTTTTTCCATTTGGGTCTTTGCATTACTTGGTTAGATACTTCCTGAGTTTCTTCTGATAGCATTTCTCTTGCCTCATTTATTATATTGATGGCAAGTTCCCTTTCATCTGGTCCCAGGTTTAATTCTTTATCTTCTAGTACATCAGTATAAGTATTTATTAGATTATCCAATGCAAGTATTCGAATATTCTTTCGAATTGCTAATTTCTCTTCTTCCATGGGTATAAAAAATTAAAGCCCACTACCTTCACAGGCAATGAGCTTTTGGCTGAACAACGTCCTAAGTGGGGGGTTGTTACTCTATGAAATTTAAACTATTGCAGACGATATGTAATCGCTATTTTAGGATGTGCCTAGATTAATCTTCTGATTCTTCCTCTTCTTCTTCCTTAGCCTTTTTGTTTTTCGGAGAACAAATAACGCCATGTCCTTTCTTAGACTTAACGGTAAGAGTTCCCGGAACGAATGAAACTGAAGTTGATACCGGTTTGCCATCCGTAACCAATACAGAAGTAACCACTACACCCTGATAGCCTTCCTTGTTCTTAACGGCATAACCAAAGTTCATTACCTTGGATTTGTCGTTAATGGCAATAACATCGATTTGCTTGCTGTTAGGACGTTGTTCAGCCGGCCGATTCTTAAGTGCCTCTTGACGAGCCTTGCGTTTAGCTTCTTTTTCGGGGTCTTTTTCTTTATCCCCTTTCTTCTTGGAGTCTGATTTCTTTGTTGCCATAATTTTTAATGTTTTATAAGTTAATGGTTATTATAAGTAAACTTCTACGTTTATTAATAGTTGATAGTAAAGGTAGAGAAATTTCCCTACCTTCTTTTAAATCTTGAATACGGTTACCAGATTACTTTTTCCCTTTCTTACCTTTACCTTTGGCTTCTTTCTTTGCCGGCAATTTTAGACCGAGTTCTTTAGCGATTGCTTTACGGAGTTTTTCGATGTCGTCTTCATCATAATCGTCTGGGTCAGTTTCAAGGTCTTTGTCGTCGCAGACATCCTCAAGTTCTTCGAAGTCCATTTCGGCAAGTTCTTCACCGGTCAGTTCTTCCTCTTCTTCTTCCTCTTCGGAATCATCATCATCATCATCTTCCTCTTCGGAATCATCATCATCATCATCTTCCTCATCGTCATCATCCGATTCCTCTTCTTCTTCCTCTTCGGAATCATCATCATCATCGTCTGATTCTTCCTCTTCTTCTTCTTCCTCGTCATCGGATTCAGAACCAAAAAGGTCTTCGGCTTCTTCGGCAGAAAGCATGATAGGAGCAGGGATAATCTTTACTGAGCCGTCTTCGTACTTAATGATGATTGCACCATTGATTTCTGTTCTGGAAACTTCTTTCAGTTCCACTTCTTTTTTCTTCTTAGCCATTTTCGTAATGTTTAAGTTGGTTAATAATTTATTTATATCACTCTGTTATAAGTTTCTTTACCAGTATGGATTTCTGAGTATACCCAGATTTTAATAATTCCTCCTGAGCAATATTGAATTGTTTTATCTCATCTAGAGTTGTCTTTAATTCTAATTGAGATTCAATTGTTATTGCCTGAGAGGCAAGTTCCTTGTCACCTTGATAAGTGACTATCTTAAACTTCTTACCTGCAAATGGGTTTGCTGGTTGATGTGCTGTGATTTTAAAACCTTCGTTATTCATCGCTATATTTAATTTTAGTTATCCCAGGAATACCCACCTTCCCAAATACTTCGGTATAGGATTTGTATTTCCCTTTTATCATTGTTTTATAGTTATCGGATAATCGAATTGGGTAGACCCATATTTGATTTTCTATCATCCTATTTGTCATTATATAAGCATAAGACCTTCTAAGTTTAATACTCTCTAATGTAACAAACCCTTGAAATAATAGAGACTTCTTAATAAACCTTTCTTTAGGCAAATACCCTAAAAATTTAAGTGATGCCTCATCGAATATTTCAAGCATATCCCTTTGTGCTTTGATAAATAGTACCTTTTGTATTGGGATGTTCATCTTCTTTCTTAAATATAAAGCCAATGAACTTACCAATGGAGGATACTGCAGGAATAACAGATTGAATTTATTTTTCTCCTCTTGACTCAGCCTGTTGTAAATCCTGTAGGATAGCAAGATTGATTTGTAATCTCTTTTGCCTTGTATACTTGGGAGATATGCCTTGCCGTTGTCCATAGAGTTTGATTGAGTACCTTTCATTGAATTCTTTTTTTCCTTTAGACTTAAAGACTCGGTGCATTTGTACCATAAATCTTCTTCGTCGGTGTTTATCCATGTGATATTCATCAGGCATTATGAACTTCCTTGCTTTTACGAATTTACCCTTAAACCAGAATTTAGTACTACCCTTTTTAAGAAGTTTACCATTCATATCGGATAATTCTCTAATGCCTTGTTTTATAAGTTTCCTCCCAGATATTATATGGATATATTGAAGAACATCTACACCATAAAGATAAACTAAGGTAACCTTTACTTGGTGTCTAGTAAAGTAAGGTATACCAGTTAGATGTTTCCTATATAATTTCTTTTCAGTAACAATCTTATTGGTAGTATCTGGTCTCCAAGTCCATATATAATATCTATCTGGTCGTATGGGTCCGTTGTTACTTTCCTTTAGTTTTACCATTTATATTCCTCTTTGCCATTCTATACCAAAGATTGATGGATTTCTCATTTGCTTCGGGGAATTTCTTTTTCATTCTCCGAATAACTCTATCAAGTTCAAAACCTTTTGCAGTTAATTCGAATACATAAGATTTCTTTGTACCCTTGATAAGATTAAATTCATCCCTCTCTCTTGGTGGTTTCTTTTCTCGAGGTTTCTTTATCCCAGGAACTCGTTTGGTTCTTCTTTGCCCATTTTCCCCTTCTTCTCCGAGAAACCCAAGCCTTAATCTGGAATTTCTTAATGGGTCATCTTTCGAATACCCAATATTTTCTAATTGCTTATCCATCCAATCGTCATATTTATCAATTAACGATTTATCGGGCTTCTCTTCTGATACATTGATATAATGTAATAAGTCAAATACCCCAGCAGAACAAGCATCAGGGAAAGGCATCCCTAATATGATAGCCTTTCTCTTTAAATCCTTATAAGTCATGTTTCTCCCAGAAGCACCAAGGAAATTTGATTTCTCCTTGGATGGAGCTTTCATGTCTTTTCTACTCTTTTTTGCCATATCATTAATATTTTAAGTATTCATTTATTTTCTTTGCAAATATAAGAATAAATAATTTAATCTTATCTTATTTCTCTATTTATTTTTATAAAAATCCGAGGTTTTTGCTCGGTTCGCAGCAGTGGATTTAGGTTTTTTATGCTTTCTCTTGATATGTGTGTTATAAGCCATATCCAATTTCTTAATATTGAATTCTATGTTGTTCACTTGATTATAGTTTACTGCTTTTTCCACACAGCAACGGTACTCTGGCCAGAATTTTTGTCCAAGCTTAACAGATTCGGTTTTAATCATAAACTTAGATACCATAAAACCAAAGGTATCAGCATCATCTTTAGTTTTGAATACATACATGTAAAATCTACTGAATTCATCTACTACTTCATCCAAAGGTCTTACTGGTAACAATAGATAACCATCAGTATATAGGTCCTCAGATATTAAAGCTACCCAATACTTTTTCTTTCCAGGTTTTACTTTATACCTAAATCTTTCTCTGAGTTTAGTGTGCATCCAATCCGGTACTCTATTAAGAAGATACTTGATATATATCTTATCCTTCTTATTCGACCGCCTTTTAAATGCAGATGGCTGTTGTAGCATCCTTGGAAGTATTCTAAAGTTATTCCACCTATCAAATTCAAGAATTAATCTTAGAGTATCTATGTCCCATTCATCCTCAGACTCCTTTAACCTCTTCATGTTTCTCTCTATATTTTTAGAGTTTACCTTTGGGAGTAATTGAGCTGAGTCTCCTGTGAATAAGCTTGCTTCTTTTCTTTTTAATCGTTTCTCTAAACATCCCTCCATATAATCTTGGAAATTCCTCTCACAGGGGCAATCTGGTCGAAAAATAGAAGTGTGTTTCTCAAAAAAATCCGAGAATAGCCTAAAGAATTTCTCTGACCGTTCCCGGATTTCAAGATACTTGTAATGAGATAACTTTAAAATTTCACCAGCTTCCCATGAAGATTTACTTTCTGATAGTTGAAGGAATAATGATTGTTGTTCTTTATCAATTAAACAACTCCAGGCTTTTTGTTGAGCTTCGTTCATAACATTAAATTCTTCTATATCTCATTATACTATCAATTGCTTCATGGGTAATCTGATTAGGGTCATATTCTCCCTGATTAGCATAAAGCCTATCTGGGTCATGGTTCAAATAAACACTGTAGATAACATTGTCAAAAGGTAGCCATACTTCCATCCTTCCCATTTCTGGGTATATAAGGACTTTTACTCTTTTACAAAGATGGTCAACCTCTAATACTGTGGCATCTACTCCTTCATAGGGATAACCCCGTAATACTAAGTAATCTCCAGGCTTTACATTGACTAAATCATCCACTGAAAACTTCTTATTCTCTCTAGCAATACGTTTAAATCGCCTTACTTCTTTTCTACTACAAGTAGCCACTAAAGAAAAATCATCAAAGTCTTCAGCATTGTCAATTCTTACCTTTTTCTTTCTTGGGTGCATTGTCTCAGTATTACGTAACCAAGTTCTGATACCAGATATATTCCTACGTAACTTATTAAGAAAAGGCCTTGAGAATGCTAATTTAGTTGGCATTCTCATAAAACCATAATTGAATAATACTGGTACTTCTTCGAATATCATCTTACCCTTTGTGGTTTTTCTTAATACGTTTACCATAGGAATAATTGCCTTGATTTGGTCATACCCCTTTTCTTTAAGTTCTTTATTAATTTTATCACAGTACTTCCTTTCAAGGTAAAATATACAATATGAGTATGGGGTATGCTTCTTCATGGGTTACCGATTTTTAAGAATTAACTTAGCTTGTTTATGTACTAACTTATAGTTTACATTCTTCAGTATATCACTAGCCATAAATACCATAAAAGTATTCCCGGGTACTTGAATATACATTACTTTAGTAACATATTCTGCAATAATATCTCCCAGTTTTACTCCAACTACGAAGAAAAATTCATTTGCAGGCATAGAATTATACCTCATACATAGAATAGGTACTTTATTTGCCCTTTTAGCATCCTTGCTTGCTTGTTCCCAAAATCTTAGGATATCACAAGTTTTATTACCAAGCAGTACATGTTCGAATTTGATATCTTTGTAGTTTTTACATTCGATGGATATCTTACATCGATGAGCATGTTTTTCATCAGTACAGGTTAAATCAGAAGTGGCATCCTTATTAGAATGCCAAGCTCCTGAACCTGCTCTATTCCTTTCAAATTTGTACCCGGTCCATTTCGTAAACCAAGCACCTATTTTTCTTTCGAATCTTGAACCCTTATTTTTGCTGTTTATTGACATAACAAAATTTATCTTTATACTTAATAAGACCCTTACCTTTCAAGATTCTACGAACTGAAGAGATATGAATCGGTAATATGTTAGCTATCTCCCTTACACTCAAACCTTGGTTATAAAGGTTATGTACATCGTTATAATAAATAATCTTATTTGGAGTTGGTAAACAACCATCAAACCAAGCCTGTAAGGTATTATCTAACTCGGTGCCCCATTTAAGATTTTTAACTCTGCAATCCCTTTTGTTATTATTGAGGTGCATTACTACTGGTAGACCATCCGGGTTAGGAAGGTAAATAGTAGCTACTAAACGATGTAATAACCAAGATTTTAAATCTATCTTACACTTTAGATAACTATCGGGTTTACCATCCGAATATACGGAAATCCTTACCCATTTAAAATCCCCAAGATATCTGTAAACTCTACCATTTTTAGAAACATAATACTTATGACCTGGTACATTGGGTTTCCATTTAGGCCTAAGTATTATGTTTCTACCATGTTTTATAGCAGAGTATAAATTACTAAAAGTTTTCATCTTCCTGTCTTGTTAAAGTTATATATCCTTATAGTAACTTGTAACTACTTAGGCCATTAACTTTTTCAACTTGCAGGATTTTAGTATTACCTAGAGGAAGAGAATCTAAGTGGGTTATCAAGAATAAAGTTTTCTCTTTGAATATGTAACGTATTAAGGAAGTAACTATTTCTATGTTATCTGAACTTAGTGATTCAAATACCTCATCAAGGAATGCAAGGTTAATACCTTTAGACATTGTAAGAGATTCGTTCATTGCAAATGCCATTGCCACATTTACCAATTGTTTTTCTCCACCGCTAAGTTCATCATAATCAATAATTTGCCCATCTCTTTCTATTAAAGTAAAAAATTCTTTTCTTGCAGTTCCCAGGTCTATATTGAACTCTATTCTAAACCCAAGTACCTCTGAATACTTATCAAGGCATTTATTTAAGAACTCGAGTGATGAATCGAAGAGATAGGCCTTAATCCCATTATTACCAAGAGGGTCATTAATTAACCAATTATAATTCTCTAACTCTAATTCTTTGTTATGAAAATCCTCATCAACTTTCCGTAAGTTTTTCCTAATCTCTTTAAGCTTCTGTTTATACTTGGGAGACATGACCTTAAGCTTTTCCTGTTTGAGCTTGGCCAAATCTTCATCAATAGAAGCAATATCAGAAGCAATATCATCACAATCTGATTTTAATTTCCTATATCTATCATTTACACTACTAAGTTCTTCTAGCCTTTCTAATGCCTCTTGGTATTCTTTATCATATTTATCAAGGTCAGAGAACGCTTTATATATTGATTTGGCATCACGTAACGCACGTTTGTAGTGACCGGCTTCTAACTGTATTACCAATTCTTTGATTACTTTCTTAAGGGGTACATTCGATAAATTCTTTGCATCTTTTATCTTACTCCTCAAATCAAGGATTAGTTCATTTTGTTTTTTAATCTTTATCTGAAGCGAAGCATCTACTTCATCCCTGATTTGTTTTTGTTTTTCAATTAGTAGTTTAGTTAGCTTTTCCCTATCTTGCTTTAACTCTCTTCTTTCTTCTTTAATTTTTTGCTTAAAGGATTTTTCTCTATCTCTCATATCGAAGTAAGCTTCCTTGTTAGCCTCTAATTCTTTCTTAAGCATTTGAGACTCATGCTCTACCTCATTTATTTGAGATATCAAGTTATTTTTATCTTGTAATGCAATGCCTTTAGCAAGGTTTAAGAACTCTAAGTCAAATACTTCTTCGAATATCTTTTTCTTATCAGAATTAGATTCTTGTATGAGTCTTTTTATACCCTGACCAAACATGATTGAGTTCATAAACAGAGTATATGATAAACCTATCTCTCGGTTTATAAAATCTTGTATCTTCCCCTTCCCTTTGATATCAACTATATCCCCATCTTTCATGAAGATAAGTCTGTCTTTACCTTTAGCACCATCCTCAAGTACTTCATCATACTTTTGACATCTAACTATCTTATATGTATGAGAATCTTTCTGAAAATATACTTGTACCTTAGTACCCTTGTAATCTTTAGGCCTTACTTGCTTCCAAGTATTTACCTCAGAAACACCCTTTAGGTTTTTCCCATATATTGCCCATACCAAGGCAGAGAGAATAGTTGAATTATGGGTAACTATAAAATCTCTGGTAATATATAGGCCTTCTGAAGAATCTACTTTAATGCACCTACATACCTTTTTCCCTATATATTCAATATTTCTTATGGTATTTACCATTCTATTTCTCCTGGTAAACTCACCATAGGATTTAGTTTTATATTTCCTTAGAAAAGGGTTAAAGGTTAGTCGTATTGAACACACATATGAAGTAGTATACCTACCATACTTAAACCGGGTACTTTCATTTTTAGTAGATAGGCCTCCAAGGGATCTTACCAAATAGCTAATACCATCTCTTAAGTGCTCACTCTTAGATGAATACGTAGAAACCTTTGAGATTTTCTTTTTGGAACCAACACATCCATCAGTATCTAATAAACCAGCTAATAATAATCTACGATTCTCGATTGATGATTTCAAATATAACTCTGGTATAAACTTATCTTTAGACTTACAACCAATTAATCCTAAATCCTTAAGTTCTTTACCTAAACCATGAATCCTAAAGTGTTTAGCCCCTCTTACCTCTGTACCTTCATGAACCAGGTTTGGGTCTGGCAAATATGACCTTAATCTATCAACTATCTCTGGCCAATCCTCTCTATTGGTAGATACTCTAACTGTAGACCTATTACCGGAAATACAACCATCGCCTAATATAAACCCTAATACGTAGGGGTGTATTGGTAATTTAGTATAATTACCATCAATTGGTACGGTTAATGGAGTTGAGTATCTATACTTGAAAGTACCAGGAGCAGTTTTATTCTCAACCTTATAATCCTTTAGTAAAGTCTCGGTATCTAAGGTTCTTAGTCTGTCTTTAGCTTTACCCGATTTGAATACTGACCATAAATGGTCTCCAGCACATTCAGTACATGAGCCATCAGAAAAGGTTATTTTGTAAGTATCTAATAGACCTCTATCATAAATACCCAATAGCTTGATAGGTTTACCTGTAACTGGGTTAATTACTTTATCATTAAGAGTTAATTCCCCCATCTTTTTCCAACTATTAGCGGTTAAAACGGGTTCTTCTAAAGGTTGTGCTTTACCTTTCCCATTTGGGGCCTTGATAAGTATGGTACAAGTTGGGTTTAATTGTAGATGTAAGGATTCTATTGAACAAAATCCTTCTGCCTCTAAGTTTAAGAACGTTAACATGACTCAGCCTTTTTAAGTGTTTCAATTAATAGATTAGTTTTAACCTCATCTTTAATACCTTTCTCTCTTAGGTATCTCTTTGCTAGAGACTTCTTAGAAAGTTGCTTAGTAATCTTATGTTTATTATTAACTGGAGTACTAGCTTTTTGGGGAATTACCGTATAATAATTACCATCATCCTTAATATCCTCTTCCCTTTCTACATCGATAAATTTCGGAAACCTTTTTAATTCTACAAATTCCATGGATAGGTCTGAATAAAGTTTCCAATATCCAAGTTTACAATTTTTATCTGTCCTTCTTTGTTGATAAGGGGCTCCTATCATATATACTTTCTTTGAAAGTCTTTGGGGTTTGTGTATATGCCCACATAATACTAAATCAAATTTATTCAGAGTATTTACATTGAGATTTTCTACTGAGTTTATTTCCCTGCCATCAGTATCTTTTGCTCCTGGATAGTCGGTATGAAGCATAAGTATATGCTTACATCTTTTCTTATCTCCCACTAACTTAATCTTATTAAGATATTCGGATAAGCCAATGTTATTATCAATATAGGGAACTCCATATATATAGGTATTACCTATATGAACCCTTTTTAGGTCTATATTTTTCAAAAACCTATATATCCCAGAAAAAAAGATATCCCAAGAAAAAGAGGGTTTATCTATTCGGTTAATTCGGTTTAGTGTATGATTTCCGGATATATTATACATAATCCAGTCTTTTTCATCAAGCTTCTTAAATTCATCATGTAGAATTTCTGCTAGTTCACTAGAAATTCTATTTGACTCATGTAATAAATCACCACAAAATAAAGCAGGAACCTGATACTTCATACATTCATCGGATATAATCCTTAACACCTTAATAGCAGTATTAAGTCTAGTTTCATATTTTCCCCAAGAGTGTAAATGGAGGTCTGAAAATACGATAAATCTTAGTTTCTTAAGTGGGCCATTTAGATTACCATCTTTAGAAGCTTGTTCTGTATTTTCAGAATATGTACCCCAATAGAGATTATCTACCCAATTATGAATTCTTATATTATCCCTATGACATACACATGGCTTATTTAAAGGATTAGATATATAAGCTTCAGCTACTAACCTATGGATATAAGCTCTTCTTAATAGGTTTAATTTACGGATTTTTAATACGGCTTGTTGATACCCATTAGAGCGAGTGTATATTTTATTTTGATGATATTCATCTGTTAATCTACCCTTTTTGTCATACCTACTATATAACAAACCATCCCGGGTAATGTGATACCCGGGAAAGCCTTTTATATTATCAATCATTACTTCTTTCCCCATATCCTATCTAAATGGTAATTGATTTGTTCCGTTCTCATACCTAAATCGAGCTCAGATATACAAATAGTGGGTATTTCCCAATTTGCAAGCAATTCCCCCATAAGAGATGATATCTGAACTTGGAAGAATCTGTTAAGTATTCTCTTACCATTATCTTCCATTGACCAATGCTTATAAGTATCTAGATTTAATGGTAAGAAGATTGCTACATCACATTGATCTTCCATCAAAGTCTTACATTGACAGAAAAAATGTTCCATTTCACATTCTGGTAAAGTTCTTGATTGCTTATACCAAAAATAAGCAGCCAAATCTGCATAACTCCTATCAGTTACGAAGTATTCTCTATCCTTGAATAACCTATTCCTTTTGTTCAGAAGTTGAAAATCTGCTTTATACATTGCCTCCGAACCGAGGGATAATATTTCATTATGTGATACCCCTTCAGTAGCAGGTAATAAATCTGACATACTACCAGAAATAAAAGGTAGATCTTCTCTCTTAGCTACATACTTAGCTAAAGTAGTTTTCCCTATACCAGAGGGACCCACAAACATAATTCTCTTACTCATGATGTAATGCTTTAAATGGTTTTATAAATTCATTTGTCAAAAATGATGCTAAAGAGTATTCGATACAAAGTTCTTTGAATTTCTCATACTTAAACTTCTTCTTTGACTTAATTGGTAACTTATCCAATGGATTATGTCTTACAAACCAGAAAAGGTCGATTAACTGTTCATTCCTTTTCCATATTTGAAGATATTCTTTGTTCTTACTCTGGGCAATAAACTTCTCAATTCTACCCTCATCAAGGATTTTTCTTGCCTTTACTGGGCCTATACCCGGAAACCCTGGTATATCATCGGAGGTATCTCCAACCATTGCAAGGTACTCTACTGTTTCATGAGAATGATAACCGAATAATTCTTTGCAATTATCTATCCTTATCATCTCATCTTTTCTCGGATTATATATCCTCAGGTTATTTGATAGCAACTGGTTAAAGTCTTTATCCGATGATATAAGTATCATTTTCTCGGATTGGAATTTTTTAATTGCAAGGTATGCTAAGAAGTCATCTCCTTCATATACTGTAGATTTCTTTTTATCAAAGATATAATTAACTCTTAGCATACCAAGCATTTTCATTATGATTGCCTTTTGATTTTGCAATGATTCATAATCTACGGATAGGTTTTTCCTATGGCCCTTGTAATTCGGTAATAACTCCATCCTTACTGGTGAATGACCATTATCAAATGAAACATAAACCTCATCCGGTTCGAACCTTGTAAGATACATATGTAGAGATTTGAAAAATCCGAATATTGCCCCACTCGGTTTGCCATCGGTAGATTTAAGTTTTTCAAATTTGTGAAAAGATTGATGTAAAATATTCTCGCCGTCAACTAATAATATTAATTTTTTATTTTTCATATTTATTTTTATATTTAATATAATAATCTGATATTAGTTGATGTC